GTATTCTAATTTAGCCATAATTTTTTAATAATTAATTAATTTTAAACGTCCCCACAAGCACTGGGAAAGGTTCTTGTATCACCCGGCCATATAATCCTTACAGCACCGTTAGCAGCTACGGGAAAAGCCTCTGAACAACTTCGACCACTTGAAACTCCACCTCTACCGCCACCATAGCTTCTACCATTTATATTGTAAGTTGTACATGTGGTACCACCTCCCGCATTACAGCCACCATTACCTTGTCCGTCACCACCTTGTGCTCCAACAGCAGTATTAGCTCCACCCAGACCGCCAGTTGAGGAAAGTATAGTTCCAATTAAACCAGAACCACCACCACCGCCACCGCCGTTACAACCGCCTACTTGACTAGAATGACCACCAGAACCACCACCGTCACTACCAGTTGGAGCAGCATTTCCAGCATTACCTTGATTACCATCAGCACCATCTCCATTATATCCACCTGCTCCTCCTCCTCCTGCGCCCCAACGCCAGCCACCCCAATAGGAGACTACTCCGCCAGCACCACCATCTCCGCCACCATCTCTTTCACTACCTGAACTAGTTCCTCCAGTCATACCATAAGCGCCACCACCTCTAAGAGTACTAAGATTAATAAACCATGAAGATCCAGAGGTGTTTCCACTACCCTGTTGTCCACCTAATCCGACTTGAAGAGATATTGATGACCCAGGTGTTACGGAGATATTATTACCATAAGCCAGAGCACCACCACCGCCACCGTTGTTGCTGGGATCATCACTCCCTGCACCTACACAAACGACGCTAACTGACGTGACTCCGTTAGGAACGGTCCAGGTATGACTTCCAGTTGATGTGAACGTAACTTGTCCGGGTGGCTCAACAGCAGCACCACCACCTAATAGCATTTGTTGCATTGACATTAGCTTAACCCCGCACCTGAGATGTAAGCAGTATCAGCTGCTGTGAAAAGCAATGTAGCCATTCCTCTAGTACCAAGTGTGCGGTTAGCGTTATTTCCGTCTGCAGTGTTGTACATATTTGTACCCTTAGTAATGGTTAAATCACCAGCCGTATTATTAACAATAGTTACAGCTTGACCTGCTGAGAAAACGCTGTCAGGAACTGTAATATTTCCACTAGCTAAGATATGCTTTCCTGCGTCTCCTGCAACCAAGGTATAAGCCCCTGCTTGAGTATTTTGAACAATCGTTCTTAACTCACCTGTACTATCGGTAACTGATCCAGTAACGGTTACTCCCGCCGCTGTCGTGGTTAATCTGACATTACCCGAATTGTATAAATAAAGAGCACCTGCAGCCGTTCTATAAATGTCATAGTGATTTGTGGTTCCATTATGTGAACCTATCGACCAATCTAAATATTCTGCATTTCCATAATGTGTGAACCGTGCGTCTCCATCATCTTGAACATAAAATCTAAAGCCAGTACCGACATTATTGTGATATGTCTCATTCCCAATCCTTCCATACCACACATTTGCATCATCACCACTGATGTTAATAACTGGCCCTGTACTTCCGTCATCTGTAAATGAAGCTGAACCAGCGGAAATTGTTCCTGTTACTGTTACTCCGCCCGTTACTGTCTCTAGCTTCTTACTGTTGTCGTAATAGAGTTCTACTTGAGCATCATCAGCACAAACAATTGCATTATCTGATCCACATTTAATTGAGATATCACCTGCTCCTGTTGCTGTACCTAATTCCAGATGAGCATCACCAACTCCTTTAATATGATTTATACCGGGTGAACCACCTTCATGGTAAATCTCAAAATCATTTCCAGTACCAAGTTTTATTTTTACACCATCTCCAAAGCTTTGATCACCTGTAAAGGTATTAGCTCCTAACCCTGCACCTGCTGTTATACCACCTTGCCAAGAACTACCGTTATAAACTTGTAATTCATTAGAAGATGTATTGAAATATAAGTCACCAGCAGCTAGTGAGTTACTACCACCATCAGTAGAAGGGGCTGAAGAAGCTATTTGATATAGATCAGCAAAGTTATTAACGTTAGTTATGTTACTTGCAACTGTATTAACATTTGCTATTGAACCTCCAACATTAGTAACGTTTGTATTGTTAGTAGCAACAGTAGTTACGTTGGCTGAAATACCAGCGACAGTTGTTACGTTTGCAGAGATACCAGCGACTGTAGTTATATTTGATGCAATACCTGCAACTGTTGTAACTTCAGTTGCTTTAGGTGTTAAACGATGGAATGTATATTCATTTAATGTAGTAGTTGTTTCTACTAACATTCCAAAACCAGCTGCATAAGTAGTGTTTTGTGTTAAACCAGTTATGTTAACAGCTGTACCACCTACTGTTTGAGCAATACTATTATTACTTGTTACACCGCTTCCTGTAACTATATTTTCAGAAAGTGCTTTAATACTAACAATAGTGCCAGTACCATTATTTATATCAGGGTTAGCGTTTGGGAAATGGTTTTCACTTGCTATTGCAACAAAACCACCTACATCATCAACAAGATCAATAATTCTATCATTAATAGCAGCAGTTGTAGCTATTGTTGTATCATTATCAGGAAAGGCATCACCATCTTTAATAGTATCCCCTGTGCTTACATTAAAGTATCTAGCATCAGAAGCTGATGTTGTGAAAAATGTAGAATCATCAACACTATGTGCAGCTTGTTCAGAGTTAGTTACAGTAGCCGCTGCTGCTAAAGCTGTAGCTGTAGCTGCATTACCTGTACAAGACCCAGATGAGCCAGATGTATTACCAGTGACATTACCTATAAATGAAGTAGCAGTCAAAGCACCTGTTGAAGGGTTATAAGTAAAACCACTGTCAGTCTCAGCACCTTGAGCACCTGAAACACCATCTACAAATACAGGATAAACTGTTTCATCGGCAGTATTGTTTGCAGTTGTAGTGAAGGTAACAGCATTACCACTAATATCACCTGTAAATGTAGAAGCTGTAACTGTACCATCAAAAGTAGCTGCACCTGTTACATCTAATGTACCGGGTATATCTACATTATTAGTCCATTCAACATCACTACCATTCGCAGCTGTTTGTATTAATTGTCTAGCAGCACCATCTTGTAAATTACTTACTGGTAGTTCTGTAATTTTTGCAGTTATTCTATTCTCAATTGCTTTAGTAGTAGCAATCCTAGTATCATCTGTTGTATACCACGTCTCTGTACTATCTATTGTTTCATCACCTTCGGACCAAGCCTTACCTAATTTGTCATGTGCTTCTTGTGTTACATATAAATTCTGTAAAGCATTTTCATTTAAATCATTAGCTCGTATAGCTGAACCGGGGTAGAAAGTAGCTCTTAAAGCTTCATCATCTGTATCACGATAAAGCCTTATAGCTACTGAACTTTTTGGTGCTCCACCAGCTTCTTGATAAGTTGTAGCACCTCCTGAAGGAGCACTAAATCTTATTGTAGTGGCATTATGTAAGGACCAGTTAGTTGTAATAACGCCTCCAAGACTTACTTTAATGTCTGTTTCGGCTAAATATGGGAATGTAAAAGAGTAATCGACGGTGGAACCGTTACCCGTAAAAAGATTTTCAATTGTTGCCATAATACCTTGTGTTGTTTAATACTTAAGTAGTTGTTCTAACTCCTTTCTACCCTCTAAACTATCTAATGCTTTAGGTATATTACCTCTTCTTAAAGCGTTTTTAACTTGTAAATTACGTTCACCAATAGAAGAATATTGTTCGTGGAATCTCTCTAGAGCAGAACAAGCAAACCTCATAGCATCTCTATGGATTCTATCTAATTCTTCATGGACTACCAACTCTTTAATTGGATAATCTGCTTGTTTTTGTAGCCCTCTAGTTTTCTTATACTCCTTCAATTTTTTGTTCCAAAAATCATCAGAAGCTGTCATCATACCTTCTATTTGTCCAGCTAAATTCATATTATTAGCTATCCAATTATTAATCCATTGACGATCTCTAGTAGTAATAGGCATCTTTGTTATTGGATTAGACCTCATACTAGGTAAACTATCCCAACCAGTACTTAATAACCATTGTCTCCAAGGTTCCATATCACCATTAGATTTAAAGAATGGCATAAACGCATTGGTTGCAGCTGTTAAAGGCTCATGGAATCTAATTGGTTTACCAGTATACATATCCACTTGATCAACTAGATTAGGAGGATTCAAGAACTTCCATTTGTTAGCCATTAAAGATCCCCAATCATTTTCTACATCCTTTAATTGTGGAGCGATTGCATTATTTAATACACTTCTTATTCCAGATGGAGCGAAAGGTATTAATGAATCAGCTTGTCCAGCGACAAAACGTTTAAATGCACCTTCATCACCAGAGAACATAGATACAAGAGGTTCAAATCCACTGAGGAATGTCTTGTTAGCTACATTCATACTAATAGAAAACGCTAACTTCTGATACATTTGTTCAGTAGCAGCTTGATCAATACGATCAGAATAGTAAACTATATCTCCTACTGTACTTAATAGACTATCAAATGGTTCAAAACCTTTAAAGCTATGCCATTGACCTGTAATTGGATTCTTAATTGAATTAAATTTAGCACCCATATCTTGCATACGTTTACGTTCACCAGCACTATGAGGACCATTACCAGTAAGGTTACCTTCTAATGCCCATAAACCAGCAGCTGTAACTACAGCACCGCCCATCAACTGACGACCAATGTACTCAGATTTTAGAGTGTTAAATGCATCTATACTATAATCTAACCCATGCTCAGCTAAAGCTTCTGTCATTGTCTCAACTGTATCAGCAGTTAAAACTTTACGTGCTTTAGTATAAGCTGGTAATAAACTACTACCGGGTGTGAATGACCAAGCAACTTGTAATGAATTAATACCAGTTCTTGGGAACATAAACAAAGCTCTAGCAGCTGGTACTTTTTCAATAACTTGGTTAACTCTATTAACTAAATCATTATCTAAGTTCAGTGCTATTTCTTGTGCAGAATGTTTAGCTGCTTTATCTCTTAATAATCCAGTGTGATCAAATGCATCATCATATAATCTACGTTGTAGTTTATTGAAAGCATCTTTACTGAATGCACCGTTTGTTTCTTCCATCAACTGTGCATAAGCTTTAGCTCTAGCACTACCACTAGCCATCATAGAGTTAGTGAAACCATCAATAGCATACATAGCATTAATACCCCATTTAGTAAATGGATTATTATTATACCAATGCATACCTTTAGCAAGATTCCACAAAGCGACTTTACCATTCTCGCCTTCATTCCTCCAAACATCAGACATAGCTTCTAATGCTTCAAAGTTATCCATCTTAGCTGAACGTAGATCTGCACGACCACGCATCATAGCTTCTTCTGGTTTTAACTTAGCTAGTTTCCATTCTTCTCCCATCACTTTAAAAGCACGTTTAAGGTTTTCAGAGAAACCACCATATGTCCACAATGCTTTTTGGAAGGATTTTGCATCACCTGTAAGTTTTGAACCTACTAATACTGTAGCTGGTTTAAGTGCAGTCAACATAGAGTTACCAGTGATTGCACGTAAAGGTGCAAGACCACTTAACATATGGTTATAACGTACACCGTTTAAACCTTGTACTACTAAACTAGGTACTTCAGGTTCGGCATCATAGAATGCTTTTTTAACTAAACCTATATTATTTTCTGTCCATCTATTTAATTTATGGATTTGATCTACTTCACCATTAGTGGCTTCTATAGCTAAGACAATTGGTTTTAAATATTCAGGATTGGTTTTAGCTATCTTATCTAAAGTATCATATGTTCTATGACCTTTCCATTGAGCAGCTTCTAATCCTTCAGCAAATTCATCAGCTTGATTTAATAACCATTGATTAATAGCAGATTGATTACCAGCTTTAGCTATTTGTTTAAACTCCTGAGCTTTGCTAACAACATATTTATTAGCATTAACTTCTTTATTTAAAATCCTAAGTTTTTCAATTATGATTTCTTGTTGTCTACCTGTATCTGCTACATCACCTATAAGACTAACAGCTGCTGCTGTATCTGCTGCATCTCCAGCTACTTGGTTTGTTACCATAGCTGATGCTCGCATGGTTTTAGGATTATATAGATCAGAGAAAGCTTGAGAAAAAGCTTCTGCTAATACAGGTCCGTGTCTATGATCTACTGAAGCAGCATTATAGATATTACCTTTCATCTCATCAACAATAGTCTCAACCTGTTTTAAACTAACCTCAGGTCTAAATACCTCATCATATAGTTTAGTAACTGCTTTATTAATTTCAGCAGGTGGTATTACTTTTTCATTGATTCTAGCCCCTACAGGAGCAGTGAGATCTTGTTCAAATAATTCACGTAATTGAGTAGCTCTTTCCTTAGCAGGTGCGTTAGCTAACTTTTTAAGGAATACTGAATCAACAACAGGTCTAGCTCTACCATTTGTAGTGCCTACATTATTTTGAATTCTATAGTTATCAATCTTAGCTTTAACTGGATTAGGTTCTAAATCTGTTACAGCTCTAGCATTAGGTCCAATTGGAGGATCATTTACAAAGGAATCGTATTTAGTATTTTGTGGGTCTTTTAATATTCTTGCAGCAGTTTCCCTTTTAACTTCTTTTGATCTTGCAGCTCTACGTGATAGTACTGATTCAGATATAGGATCTTGACCTTCAAAACCTGTAGCATGTTTGGCTAAAGTTTTTTCAGCTGCTTCATTAGCAGGTATAACTCTCAAAGCTTTTCCTAATGCAAACGAAGCTAGTAATAGATCTACACCAGCACTTAAGCCAGCTGCTTCCATTACATTCTTTTTCCTTATAATATCTGGACTATCTGTATCTCTAGTAGCCCAAGGTAAATCCCAACCTAACCAATCATTCAATGCAGCAGCTATATTATCTTGGTCTTTTGAATGAGAAGAGATAGCAGTCACACCAGCATCTACACCTGCATGAGCAGCTATAGTACCTAAAATACGTGTAGCTTGTGGTATACTTCTAGCAGCCGTAGCTGCTTTTAAACCACCAGTAACTACACCACCAGTTGCTAATGTCGGTACGATAATAGAAGATGCATCTCTAATAATTTTATGTGCTGGATGATTAGATCGTGGTGAATTTTCATCCCACCATTCATCAGCAGGTTTTAACCATGGAACTAAACCAGCAACATCACTAATAAAATCAGCTGTACCTAATGGTATTGCAGCTGCAGCATGTCCTATATTATAGACAGCACCTTTATCTTCTTCAGGTTCAGCTTCCTCAACAGGAGCTTCAGATTCAGTAGAAGCTGCGGCTTTAGCATCTTCTTCAGATTTCCATTTTAAATACTTTTTATTATGCTCATGCTCAAGACGTTCTTGATCTGTTTGAGGGATATAATCTTGATTTATATCACTTGAAAAATCAGACATTATTTACCACCTCCCATATCTATAAACATCTCTAAAGCTGACTCACTAAATTTATATGGATTCTCTGAACCTGTATAGCTATCAACTAATTCTTGTTTATAGGATTTAACATTAGGAGGTTGTGGTATTAAATCTAAATAAGTTAAGATACCTAGTGTTCCTTCTTTTGTTGCATGTGCAGTGTACATAGACTTATGATATTCTGGTGGTATTTTACTTAGATTTGCCTCTTCAATTGTTTCAGTATTTCCTAATGTTTCAATACCTTGTGCCTCTGCTTGTGCTTCTAATAACTGTTGTGGAGTTATTAATGGTGCTCCAGTTTCAGGATCTCTTGGTACTTTATTTGTAACAAAATGAACAACAGCAGGTGGTAAGTTATGTTTATGATGCTTTAATCCGTTAAAATAATCTTCTACTACTTTTCTTGGGAATATAGGTGTAGTAGATATAAGATCTGGATTAGCAGCTATATCAGATGCTTTGATATTACTATAAGGATATGGTTCTCTAGTGTTATCTATACCGGGAGCAAATAATTTAAACTCAGGGGATTGTACTGGTATTTCTCTACCATCTTTTCTGATTAATTTACGCTCAACTATATCATACACACCATCAGCTATATCTTTATCTACTTGCTGTTTAGCCCATGCTATTGCATCTAATCTACCCATATCTTTCAATAAACCTTGTTTGAAGTAGTTACCTAGTTCTCTTTTGATTTTGAATTTAGTTAGACTAGATGAACTAACACTTTTACCTTCTGCACCATATTGTTTTAGTATATCTTCAACAATAGTACTTGCTTGATTTGTAATAACAGTTTGTTCATCTTTAGTAAAAGTAAAAGGACTTGCTGCATCAGCACGCTTTAACCATTCATTAGTTGCCTTTGGACTTAATCTCATCCTTAGAACATCTCCTCTAGTTAAAGTTTTTTTATTCAGTAAATCCCATAATATAGGCTCACCCATCTTATCATTCATTTCAGAGCCTTGTGCTAAACCCTGTAGCTCTAAATACATCTTTTGTAAGTGAGTATTAGGACCAGCCTTTTTATACTCATTCATTAAGAACATACCAACATTAGGTATATTCTCCCAATTACTGATGATATCACTTCTTACAGCTTCAGCTTCAGCTTTTTCTTCTGAAACTCTACGCACTCTATCAACGTCTCTTATAGATGCTCTTTCATTTTCATAAGTTCTAAATGCTTTTTCATATTCAAACATTTTCCTATGATTCCTTTCATGCCAAAGAACTGGTTTACCACCATCTCTAGGTTTCATCATATATACCTTAGCTTCGTTTAAATGTATTTCATTTAATACACCACTTTGGAATAACTCTACAGTTGCTTTATGTCTTTTAGCTTCAGCCGTAGCAAAACCAGTTTTTCCAGCTTGTAAAGCAGTCATATCAAATACAGCTTTCCAACCACCTGTTTTAAATTTAGTAGCTAAAATATCTTTGAATTGATTATCAGCAGCTTCTCTAGCATCTTTGATCATCTTTTGGTGTAGGTATGTACGACTACGACCATGAACTAAAGCTATCTTTTCACTGGCATGTTGTGAAATTTGATTATTACTAACATGTTTTAATCCCGGTTGATTCCAATACTGTCCAGCTACAATACTTTGTAACTGTTGTAATGCTACAGTGTCTCCCATTTCATCAGCTTGAGCCAATGACATTGGAGGTAAACCGTTAGGTCTTTCGATAGGATCAAGATACTTACTATAATAATAACCTTCGTAATTATCTGCAGCTCTGACAACTTCACCTTCTCTCAGACCACGCATAGACCAACCACTTAGGTTTTTAATTTGGTTTATACGTTCAAAACTAGCACCTTTACTTAGTAGTTCGTTTATTAATTCGTTGTTTTTCCCTTCGTAATCTTCTAATCGTCCATCAAGAGTTCTTAGATGTTTAACATCAGATTCAGATATATCATATTGTATGGCTAAGTTTTTACCATACTCTTGTCTATCTTGTATATAACCTTGTGCTATATTAGTCAAGCCTTTAGCAAGAGTTTGAGAGAAAGCAGCCATCTCTCGTGCTCTTTTTTGCTGTGCATCTGCAGCCTTAGCTGCACCATCTATCTTGACTTTATGGTTATAGTCTAAGGCTTCTTTAAAATCATCAGCGTAATGCTGTCTTAATTTTCTATTAGCAAGCCTTTCTTGTTCCTCTTTTTTAAAATTAGATTCTAATTGTGCTAAATATGCTTCACGTTTAGATTGATCTTGTTGAGAAACCTTACTCCATTGTTGTAAATACCTTCTACTTTCTTGTAAAATCTTTTCAGAAGTATCAGGTAATTTTATTATGTTTGATTGAACGCTGCTTTTCTGGGCGTACCCACGAAATTGGCTCATAATTAATTGTTAGTTAAGTTTAAAATAAAGTTTCCATTGCTCCGCTTGTTGCCATATCTAAGCCTGTTCCAAACAGTGCCGTAGAAGTTCCTCCAGATGCAATCATCAAACCACCTCCAACGGCAGTTTTCACAAGACCCGGTAATGCACTCTTACCTTCAACTGTATCTACTCCCATCTGTGGTAATGGAGCATCACCCGGTTTAGGTATAGTTGATCTGTATTGTTCTGGTTGAATAATTGGAAGACTTTCAACAGGTGTTGCTTCAGGTTTGAGTTGTAGACTACCCCATGCACTAAGATCAGCTTGGAATTTATCCATAAGTATTCTCTGCTGATCAGCTCCATATTGTAGTTCTGCACTATCTCTAGAAGCTGCTACCTGTTCTCTACCAAACTCAGTTCTACGTCCAAGCTGGCTGAACTTCATACCTATACCTGCTTGAGCATGTTGTGCTTGATCAACAGTATGACTTAAGTTCTTAGCAATTTCAGCATAACGTAAATTAGTTTTGTTAGCAGTATTTTCTAAACCTTCTGAAATCCTTCTAAAGTTTAATGCTTCGGATGCATCAGCTCTACTGATAGAATCTACAATAGCAGCTTGTGTGGCCCCGTGGGACGCTAATAAAGCTTGTATTGCCTTTCCAGCTGAACGACCTGCTTGTCCTAAATTACGTTGTGCTCCTTCTTTTTGAAGATATTCTTTTCTTAAGTCTTGCATTTTAAAAGCAGCCTTAGCTCTGGTTTCATCTAAACCTTGTCTAAGACCTAACTTATCTAATGCAGCTTCAGCTTGTGCAATATCTTTATTTAATTTAGTTCCACGAACTTGTAGTTGAGCAACCTCGTCCGCTTGGTTAATTCGTTGTGTTAAACCTTCAGTTTCATAAGCAGCTGTCTCACCACCTTCATGGTACTTTAAAAGTAGATCTCTATCTTGAAACCCTAAAGATGTTAAAGTATCTTGATAAGCACGTGCTGCATCATTTAAAGCTATTTCAGCTCCAATACTATTAAAGCCTGTTTGTTGTCCGTATATTTGTAAACTTTTTTCATATGCCCGTCTCTCTTGTTTAAGACCATATTGACGTATTGCTTCACGATCCATCCAACCTTTCATGTCGGACTGCATCTTATAATTGATCTTAGCCTTTTCGTTTAAAATACTAACATATTGCTGTTCTAATTGATGGTAGTAATTAGTCCACTGATTAGCTTTATTAAAACCATAATTATCAGTTGCCCAATCTAACTGAGCATTTCTTATATTCTGATCTATTTGATTAGCATCAGCCATACCTAAGTCCTCCTATAAAATCGTGGTGAGTAGTTTCCTTCCCACATCATTGAAGTCAAAGAGACTGGGAATGGTGAGTCACTAAAGACTCTTAATAAAAAGTTATCTGTACGTTGATGTATAGGTACTGTGTATATGTTTTGATCTGTCATAGGAACGTCATCTGCTAAGTACTCATTTGCTTCTTGTACAGGTTGTATATCATACCAGTTATCTATATAAATTTCAATTGAATCAGCATCTGTTGTAACATTAGCAGCTGTACTAGCAGCAGCTGGAGCTGAGTTAAACGTAACTGTAATTCTATCTGGTAATGTAGCATGATCAGCTATTGTAAAACCTGTTGTTTGAATCTCACCGTTCTTTTTAACTTTTATATTAGCTCTATCTTGTACAGTAAAATCAGGTGAAAATACTGTATTACTACCATCCCCTGTAAATGTCTGTGTACTACCTTTGTAACCATCAGATTTCAATTTAAATCCAATAGTACTAGATCGACCAACAGAGAATTTCATACGTGCAATTGTTAAAGCAGCTGTATAATCAGCTATACCTTTATCTATTTGATAGTAAGTTTTAGGTAATGTTATATCATAATTATATCTAAATCCTACAATAACTTTAGTTGCAATAGAACTAAAATCTTTATTTTTTATAGCGAAATAAGGACCAACACCATCTGAACCTCTATCAGCTGCTTGTGTAAAACCTGAATCAGTATCACCAACACCACCAGCAATTACAATGATAGGTTCTAATGAACTTATATCAGCATAAGGAAGGTAACATCTAGAGCCATTAAATACTTCAGCCGTAGCTGCTGCATTAGACCCTCCACCTCCGCTAAATGTGACTGTAGCACCATGTAAATAATCCTTACCGGGATTGGTAATAGTAACACTAGCCACAGCACCAGAATTAAGAACTGCTGTACCTGTAGCATTTGTACCACCGTTCAAAGCTGTTATAGTTACAGTCGGAGGACTACTATATCCAGATCCACCTGCAGTAACTGTTATAGATTCAATAGGAAGATGTGATACTGAAGAAGCTTTTGAATACATATCCATATAAGGATTCAATTGTATCCCACTCTGAGTGACAAGAATTTCATCCTCAGGTGTAGCACTTAAGTTACCACTTACTAATTGATACCCATTAGATACTTTAAGTATAGCATATATAACATCTGAATCAACAACAAACTCTAACACTTTACCAGCTAGTTGCCAGTTAAACCAAGCTTGTAATACTTCTTGCTCACCATCTGTATGAGTACGATAGAAATATACTTTCTCAGAATCAGCACCAAACATTGCAATGAACGAGTTCTGAGGACTAGCTACTAGGTTGTCTATACTCTCTGGTATATACTCAGCTACAACTTTACCTACATCTCTTACTAAAGGTACCTGACCTTCACCTCTAGGGGTCATGCCAAATACTTTAGAATAAGCAGGTGTTTTACTAATAAAGTTTACTGTAGTACCCACATCAACAGGGTCTATTTTAGTGTCCATCTCATAGTTAGAGAGTCCACGTATCAGAGCTGTAGTTGGTGATAGGTTACCATCAGCAGAATACATAATAAACTGTTGATTCTCAGAGAATAGAATTAAACCAGATGCTACAGGTATAATACCATGTAGTACAGCAGGTCTAATACTAGAACAACTAAGGTCAACAGGATCAGCTGCACTAACAGTTTGAGCTGTAATGTGGTAGAAATTATAAAACTCACCAGACTGACTCATAGATACATTATCTTCAGTCAAGAAACCTAATCTATTATTATAGAAAAATGCTTGTTGAATCTTAGCGTCTTTAAATGAAGGATGTGAGTTAGTAGAATCATCACCAACTAATCTTGCAGTCCATGTAATAGGTCTGAAAGTAAACGCATTTGTACCAGTATTAACTAATTCATGTGGCATGGTAGAGTCAGTTAAACCGGGAGACATACCATAACCTAATGCTTCTTCCCAATAACCGGGACCAGAGACACCATTAGTTGCTACAAATGTGGAATAATAAGTATCATTTGCATTAGCTGTATTAATAATCTTTACCTTTCTACCGTTTATAGATTCTGTAGGTAGGTCAGCTACACTATTAACTGAGTCTTGGAAACTAACTAATTCTGTACCAGAAGTACCACCTTTAGCACTAAGAGTAAAAGCAGTGTTATGAGTTATTTCTAAGGTTGTAGAAGTAAGAGTCACTGACATATTACTATTAAAACCATCAGCATTAGCTGCTATTTTATTTTCAATTAACTGTTTTAAACCAGCTGTCTGTGGACTATCTACTGCGTCTGAAGTGTTACCTAAAATATGCCAAGCATTTAGTTTAGGATCAGTAGTAGTTGTACTACCAAATGAATCAGATGCATAGGTAGGTCTTGAAAATGTTATCTCAGAATTACTACCTACTTTAATTTTAATTTCATATGGTGAGCTATATTCAATACCTTTTAGTCTAACAGTTGCATTTTTATTTGCAGTATAAGAAGGATCTGCTTGTGTAGTAACAGTCTTCTGTTTGTTAGTTATAATAGAAGTATCTTGTACAGTTAGTATATGGTAGTCATCTTTTGCAACAGCACTTAAGTAAGCTTTGTGAGTATTAGTAGCTGTTACAGCACACTTAACATAATCACCATTACCATCAGCTGTAGCATTCCAGATATGTATAGCTGCATCAGCTGCAGTAGCATTACCTAGAATACATCCTATATATTTTTCATCATTAGCACGATGGATGTAAAACCATTTAGCATTATCTAAAGATGTACCTGTAAATTCAGAACCACCAGTAGGTACACCATCTTTAAGTTTCGTAAGGAATTTAGTTCCGGGTCTTTTTTGTAAACCAAAGGTAGGGTCAGGGTAAGCATTTAAAGCTTCACGAACTTGACCGGGAAACTTCTTATCATCTGGTTGCTTAGATACCCCACCTGTATAACTTTGGACACGTTGTGTAACACTTGCCATTAGCGTTGTAAAGCGTTGTAAGGTTTGTAACTTGTCTTATACCTCTGTCCTTGTGGGTGTCCAAAGAATGAGAAATCACCTTGGTTGCACTCATATTCTAAAGCGTTGGCTCTAGCTAGTGCTTCTCTTTGTTGTAAGGTTTGGATTAATTGTGGATCTCCTACAATACGTTGAGCTGTAATTGTAGCAGCTTTAGATACAATATAATTTTGTACTGGTTGAGGTAAATCTACCCAATCAAAAAACCATACTACATCTGTTTCATACTTAGTGTTTGCAGTATCACCTAAAGCATAAGTATGATTATATCTATCATATAATTTACCTGATCTTCTGACAACATCTATGTCACCAGTATAAGAATCAGAGAAATCTATCTGTAATATATTATTTGGTATTGCATATTCTTTATTAGCATCAGTAGTTATTTCATATTCAAATTCTTGATTGAAAGTCCAACCTTCTGCTTGTACTTCTTTAGAGACCTGTAACAATGTATCGTATGCAATCGCAACGTCTGGGTTGGTTTGGTCTAACGTAGTTACAGGAGCCTGCCCCACTGATGCGAGTATTTGATTAACAGCAGGTAATTCTTCCGTAGCATTAGTGGTAGGTATAGGCATAATAATATTTGTAAATAAAAAAAAGGGAACCGAAGTTCCCCCGTGTTTATCTGGATACTGTTGGAGTATCACATTCTACGCCTGTATAAGCAAAGCGTAGGTTTTTTGTTTCAGACTTTACATCTGATCTTGAGAAACTACCACCTTCAGTTTGCGATACAGAAGCACGCAAAGCTGTAGTAGTAGAGGTTGCACCAGAAACACCATTGTTTCCAGCGGCTGTAGCAGCATTAGCCATAATTAAATTCTATATTAAGCTTCTCCTCTAGCAGATAAACCATCCGATTGGACTTGTCTACCATATTCTAAAGGTGTTAACGCATTAGTTGTAGTAGAACCTACTCCACCGCTAATACCATTAGCAGCAGAGATAGTTCTAGTTGTTGAAACTCCGGGTTTAACTGACATAGTTTACCTCAAGCAGTTTGAATTTCAATAGCAGCAGCAGGGTTAAGTGTGCCAACGCCCATCGCTAAGCGTCCAACGATTAAATCGCCTTGGTACATTGTCTTAATATCCGCACCACTAGTTTGTACTTGTGGGCCAATAGCTTCGACAACGCCAGCTGCGTCCTTCTGGTAGATAAGACCAGCATGTTGTGAGAAGTCGCCATTGTATGCGTTGTTCTCACCAGCTTGTGAATTAACTGTACCAGCTTTGAAAGGTAGGTTGTTAGAACGCTTGATGTCGATACCTGCAATAGATACAAGACCATCACCAGAGTTCAAGTTACCTTGTGTATTACCATAGTCACGGTTCAAGATGTTTGAATCAACTTGAGAGACCAGTGCGTAGTACTGTCTTGGAGATAGTACCGCTGTTCTACCAGACTTAGGTAGATTTTTTTCATCAAGGATAGAAGCTGCTTCGAAGAATGCATCAACTAGGCGTTGAGCATCATACTCATTGTTAGCTCCGATCTTAATGATAGAACCACCTGGCTCTGGGCCTGGTGATGCTGTGATAGGATGTGCTTCACGAGCTGCTAGTGCAACTGTACGGAAGACTTTCTTGTCATAAGCTTCAGCTAGAGCGTGTCCAATCTTCTTGGAAATCTCTGACCTAAGTGAGTAATGAGCAAGTGTTTCGTCTAAATCATATACGAATGCTGAGCTGATTAGAAGGTCATCACAGACGATGGTCTTCTCAGCTACTGGAGGATCACCAGATCCTAAGATTGGTTCTCCTGGTGTGTGGTATGCGGCTTGCATACGACCTGTAAAGATGAACTGTAGTGACTTACCGTTCTTTAGTTGACGGTTCTGTACAGTACCCTTTGCAATTGTTGCTGACTCATAAGCTTTAAATAGCTCACCTGAGAACAGCTTAAGATAAGTTGCGTATTTAGTATCATAATCAACACCCAAACCTAACGGGGTTTGGCTGGTATTATTAATACTACCAATACTGGTTGCTAAAGTATTAGCCATTTCAATAGAGAGTGTGTATAGTTTACTAGCTCTCGAACGTTCAAGATATTATTCAATTGTGGTTGTGGTCTTTTCCCACCGTCGACGGCTGAGGGTATCCAAACTGTTCTCCGTAGATAGTTGTTTGGGCCAGAGCCAATTACAGAGAGGTCCGGCACTGAGGTGTCTCTCTGCTATGGAAGTTAACGTGGAGTACTTCTATATGTATGAAAAAGGCTAGAGCCATAAAGACTACTAGCCATAGTTCATTGAACTTCTTCACTTAGAACTTCATGTATTCAATATATGAACCAGCCTTTAGAACAAGGTCAGATGCATGGCTTGTGTTCTGAGCAATTTGAATAGCTAGATCACCAGCTGTAGCACCGTTCACTACACTACCATCGATAGCATATAGAACTGTACCATCAGAAGAACCTGTTAAAGTTGCTTCTGCTACACCAGTTGCTGTAGTTTCAAATGCTGTTGTTAAAGCATCAGTTCCACCAGCTGCAGGTAGTGCAGAGATGTGTGATACGCCACGGAATGCGGAAGCACCACTAGGTGTTGTAATCTTATACTTAAGATCGCAATCAGCATCAACAACAAAGTCAAGCCAAACTCTAAATACAAGGCGTTCGTACTTACCTAAAGAAACACTCAAAGGTGTTCTATAAGTAGCACCATCAGAACCACCGCTAGGAAGGTTACCGCCAGTATCAGCAGAGTCAATTATGTAGTCATTAGCAACTACTTTACCAGAGAAGAATTCACCGGGAGAATATACAACTGTACCAGCTGCAGTGTTTTGATTAAAAGGCATTGTTTTAAATGTTTATAAAATTAATTGTGGGACAGTTCCGCTGCCCCAACCGTAGGTGTTTAGAATGTGAACTTAGCACCCAACTTTGTGCCATAACTGTTGTCCTCATCTCCATTAGAGATACCTGAGAACTCACCATAGACACCAAGCTTTTGGGATACATTGAAAGTACCACCAAGCTTACCAGATAGTTCTGTGTTAGTACCATCTACATCAGCAACAGCAGTAAATGCTGGACCGCCTTGAATGTAGTAGTCAAACTTCTTGATGGAACCTTCATAACCAACGTGTACATCGACAGTTCTGCCAGTATAGTCAGAACCTGAGTATCCATCATTGGACTCAGCGTTGATGTACACGCCAGCGGATGCAGGTGCAGACGCTAATGTGGTGGCTGCGAGAGCAAGTGCAATTGTTTTCATTAAATTAATCTTTGATAGTTTTAGTGTAAGTTACACCACGATACTTTAGTTTTACAGTCATTGTAATCCTTCAGTACCTAAGCCCCGTTCCATGCTTAGGTTTCATGCGTCCATGAAAAATGGATGAACGGACGTGGTGTTAAGCGATAGGTGTGACCTCTTTAGCCGCTAGATCAAGCGGGAAATTATGTGCGTTGCGTTCGTGCATTACCTCCATACCTAGATCGGCACGGTTGAGAACGTCAGCCCATGTAGGGACGACTCTTCCACTGGCATCGACGACGGATTGATTGAAGTTAAACCCGTTGAGATTAAAAGCCATAGTGGAGACTCCCATAGCGGTAAGCCATATGCAAACGACGGGCCAAGTAGCAAGGAAAAAATGTAAGCTGCGACTATTATTAAAAGAGGCATACTGAAAGATAAGTCTCCCAAAGTAGCCATGAGCCGCAACAATGTTATACGTCTCTTCCTCTTGGCCGAATTTGTATCCATAATTCTGAGACTCTAAGCCAGTCGTCTCACGAATAAGCGAAGATGTAACAAGACTTCCATGCATAGCAGCGAATAAAGCTCCACCGAATACCCCTGCAACGCCGAGCATATGGAACGGATGCATAAGGATATTGTGCTCTGCCTGAAAGACAAACATAAAATTGAAAGTCCCTGAAATACCAAGAGGCATACCATCACTGAAGCTCCCCTGACCAAATGGATACACAAGGAAGACAGCAAAGGATGCTGCAACAGGTGCGGAATAAGCGAC